GACTAGAGCCCTAGGCGGTGGTGGCGAGTTAACGCCACACCGCTAGGGGTAGAGTCCCCCTGTGGAGGAATTTTTTTTTTCCGTTATATATAGCGCGGAAAAAAAATTTTGAGGCTAAAATTATTAGTTTGAGCTAATTATTTAATAGGATTAAATGTATTGAGTATTTTTCAAATCTCCCTGGGAAAATGCTGATACCCAGGTCGGATGATGAACAGTGATCCTAATGCTCGGACACTGAGAGGATTTATTTTTTCCGCGATGTTTTTCCGCGCGGAAAAATTAGCGCGGAAAAATTCTAAATACTAGAAAATGGGTCTAATTCCCCTCGACATTTTTTCTCTAACCATTTTTCCGCGATGTTTTTCCGCGGAAAATTCCGCGCGGAATTTTTATCGCGGAAAAACTACGTAATGCCGACCCTCTCCAACTCGGACTAGTCGCTAATAGTTATTGAGAATGAGTTGCAATAAGAGTGTAGCTAAATGCATTTCGATTGTATTCATTTGTTATTGCAAATTAGTTGCAATAAGCACCGAAGGGCGCAAAACAAAAACTATAATTTGAAAAAAATTATATAATAGGATTTTGGGAAAACGTGAACGGTACGGACAGAGGCCGATTATCACGTATTAAATGTGATAATGAAAAATGGTCAACAAACATGAATATCGGCCTATTAAGCCGATCATCTGACCATTCGTGTCATTCACATAACATATTGATAATCAACATGTTATTAATCAAAATTATATAATACTGTCCCTCAAAATGTCCGCATCCTAACACAAAAATAACGCTGTTATTTTGTTCCACGCTGAAAAGGGATTTTGAAAAAAGGAATCTATTTTTCAAAAAAGATGAGGGGCGATCCGGTACGAATGCCCCTTCTAGTAAAATAGGGCCTTCAGGGGGTATGGTACCAGACCCATCAGAATTGGCCCTAAAACGACCGTACCATACGGTACCACGTTGACTTTCGTACCATATTCATGAGTCGGAAACGTAAATTTGCCTATTCCATAGACTGGTACGCGAAACACTACGGCATTGGTCCAGGTATAGCTAAGAGGCTCTCCACTGAAGGCGTTAACTTCGATGACCCCGAGGAAATGAAGAAGTATGCCACCAAAATGCCTAACACCTTGGATGAGTTGGGGCCGGACCAAGAACCCGATGAAGACCAAGAGGGAATGGCGAAGGGCATTAAAAGGCTTCAACGCGACGAAGTACTTCTTCACCACGAATACCAACGCTCAAAAAAGAGCGGTAATACGGTCAAGATCGAAATCTGCCGGAATGCTTGGTTAAAAATGCTTGAACACCTTCGTCGGGTTGAAATCACTAACCCTGAGGTTGAGAAGCTCAAAAACGAGTCGGTTGCAATCTCGGACGTCAAAATATCCTTCAACCGGATTCATAGCGCCATGCGTATCGCCATTGACGCCTTACCAGACCGTCTCACACATAAGCTGGTAGGGCTAGACGCCCCAGAGATGCGCACCACCCTACAGAAAGAGATGACGGTTCTCCTGCGTCACCTTGTGGGATGGGAGGACTTAAAACATGAATCTTAAGGACGGACTAGCTGAAATCCTCTCAAGATGCTACCAACCCAGGAAAGAACAAAAGGCTTGGGAATGGATCGAGGAAAACTGCGAACTACCTCCCGAAAGCGGCGCTAAACTTCGGGGCCCTATAGACACAGGGGTTACGGCTTACACCCGCGGGATATACGAAGCTTACGCCGACAATGCTGTTCGGTTTCTGACTCTAGCTAAATCCGCCCAGGTAGGCGGAACTACAGTTCTAAAGAACTTGGTGCTATGGGACATTGCCCACCAACCAAACCCAGGTATCTATTACACAGCCACAGAAAAGTTAGCCGCTCGGTTTAACGACCGCGAGTTAGAACCTCATTTCAAGTATTGCAAAGAAGTGGAAAACCTAGCTGTTCGGGAACGAGGTAAATGGAAACAGCTAGAGAAACTATTCGCTAACGGCGCGACTATAGCACTGAGAGGCTCTAATTCACCTAGTAACCTAGCGTCTATCCCAGCCTTGCATGTTAAGCTAGACGAGGTAGACAAGTGGCCCGATGAAAGCGAACGGGAAGCACCGGCTGTTCAGCTGGCTATAGCACGGACAAAAACTTACGAGGACATCCGTAAGGTCTTCATCATTTCTACACCCACGGTCGAGAACGGTGTACTTTGGCAATACTACTTAAAAGGGTCACAAGAAAGATATCATGTCCCCTGTCCTTTCTGCGAGTTCAGACAAGAACTACACTTCTATTATACCAAGGGCAAAGGTGGACTTTGGTACCCAGAAGATTGCCGACGGTCAGACGGATATTGGGACTTAGACCTTGTCAGGCAAGAGACACGGTACAGGTGCGCCAACTGCGACGGGTTAATACACAATAACCGTAAACTCGCTATGAACAGCGAGGGTACATGGGAGAAGAATAACCCACATGCACCATTCGACCACCGTTCATTCCATATCTCAGCCTTGTATTCACCCTTCGAGACTTGGGGTGGAATCGCTACGGTTTACTTAGAATCCAAAAATGTACCTGGGAGAATGCACGACTTCGATAACAACTATCGAGGTATGCCTTATATTCGTAAGGCTACAACGATTCTATCAAAAGATATCATGGCTATTGTTGAGTCGTCTCCTAAATACGAACGAGGTCAACTACCTGTTAAACCTAGGCTCATCACCATGACGGTTGACGTTCAACAGGAAAACTTCTGGTGGACAATTCGAGCCTGGGTTAGGGACCGGGTAAGTTATCTAATCGACTTCGGCTCAGCGATTTCTTATAAGGATTTAGACAATATTTACCGACGTTTATACGAATTCGAAGGTAGTAAATATAAGGTTTGGAAAGCGATGATCGACTCTGGTTACTCCGCTAAGCGTAGGGCCGGTGTATACGACTGGTGCTTAGCGACACGCAAAAACTTTTTCCCTGCAAGAGGGGTAGGGAAAAATGCTGGGTTAACCGACTCCTGGGGCGAGCGCAGCATAAAACACGGTGGCTCCTCAAGACGCGATGGCTCCTCAAAAAGCGAGGGATCTACAATCGTCATTACTTATTTTGAAGACGACATTTACAAAGAAGAACTTTACTGCCGCCGTATCAAAGAACGCTCTGAACCTAGGTGGTATCTCCCGCAAGATATAACTCATGAGTACATCGACCAACTTACCGATGAACATTTGGTAGAAAAACCGTCGGCCCGCGGTAACGTTGAGTTAGTCTGGGAACGTGCTCGTAACAACCACTTAGGCGACTGCGAAAAGATGCAGTTAGTATGCGGTGATATGGTGTCTGGTTACCTTAACAAACCAGAACCTAAAGCCGAAGATCCGGACGACCATGAAATTAAACCAGGCTTAGTCGTTGACACTCCGCCTCCAGGGTGGAGTTAAGAATTGAAGCATTAGCTCGGTACGCCAAGCGTCAAGACCCTAAAGATCCAATCATTTTCCTCGAAGACTTGTTATGCAACGCTATCGAGGAAATAACTGCTGCGGGTAAAGTCAAAAGAGTTTCTGAGGGCGGTCGATTGACCGAGTTCACTTTCTATCGGGGTGAACACCCCGGTGAACTCATCATGGCTGCCATTCGATACCTGGAAACCATCAAGGAGACCGGGAGAGCCCCTCAGAAGGTCCACATCGCGGACTTCTCTCAAATTCAGCTGTAACCAACAATGAGACCCATTAGAAGGTTCAAACATTGGCTCAATAGTTGGTTCGGCGGGACCGGAGCATTCACAGGGGCACATAGTAGCCAAGCACGTTCAAATATCCCTGACTTCAGTCCGGAGGGGGAAAGAATATTACCCCCAGAGTCTCGTTACCAACTGGTTAAGAAAGCTAACTGGTTATACAACAATATCGGTCTGTTCCGAGCGTTGGTTAATAAACCGGTACGACACGCTGTCGGCAGAGGAATCAACCCAAGTGCAGCGACTAAAGACACCGAGTGGAACAAACTAGCCGACGAATGGTTTGAACGAAAAGCTAGAACTAAGGTTTGGGATGTAGCTCGTCAACAGAACTTCTGGCAAATGCAACGGTCAATTGTTCGGCACATGATGCGAGATGGGGAGTGTTTCGTTTTACTCATCAAAGATAGTAAGGGTCGAAGATTACAACTCATCGAATCAGCAAAGATCGGTTTTAATACGACAGGCACAGCTATTAATAACCCAAGGGCCGTCGATGGAGTTGAATACGACGATTACGGTGCACCGCTGAAGTTTCACATTAAAGAGATCGGCACGAGAGCTAGGGAGGTAGATGCTGATAATGTTCTACATATCTATGACCCAGAACGATCCGGACTCGGAAGAGGACTCCCTTGGTTCTATCACGGTATTAATAACGGGATCGATATACACGATCTTGTGGCTCTTGAGAAACGAGCCGCCAAAGTTCATTCAGCTTTTGCCGCAGTATTAAAAAAGAAGTCAGGTGCTTTCGGTGAATCAAATGTTTCTGGGCTAGGTGTACAGCAAGACGGGCCTAGGAAAGACCCGAATCTAGACAAAATCTTTGGTGGCCAGACTGTTCATCTTGAGCTGGATGAGGATCTAGATCTACTTCAAAGTAACCGTCCTAACATCGAACTGATTCAATTTCTCGAATTCTTAGGAAGAGATTCAACCGTTGGGGGCGGAGCCAACCCAGAATTCATTTGGGACGTCTCAAAGATGGGTGGAGCCAATACACGTTATATATTGGCCGATATCCAGGTTCTATTAAGCACCATTCAAGACATCCTTGTAGAGGAATTCTGTATCCATTTTAGGAGGTATGTATTAACCGGTGCAATGGAGGACGGAGAATTACCGGTATGTAAAGATCCGAACTTTGATAATGCTCGGTGGCATACTCCACCTTCAATCACTGTCGATCGCGGTAGAGAAGGTAAACTCTATATTGACCTTGTTAATAATGGGCTTATGACCTTGGACCAATACTGGTCAATGCAGGGTTATGATCCGCGTGTAATGCGTGAACAGTGTATACGAGAAATCGCCGAGGATTTAGCCTCGTGCAGAAAGCAAGGTGTTCCATATGAACTCTATAGACCGCCTACGATAAAGTTAGACCCGATTCAAGCTCAGGAAGAGAAAGACGCTAAGGGAACGCCAAAGACAAATACACTCGACCCCGAGGAGGCGAAAGAGACCGAGGGAGATGCCGATTAGCCGACGCTAATCAGTTGACAGACTGCCTCTAGGCAGGATGCGACGAATATTAGAGCAGGTATACGGAAGACCTTGGTTTAGTGATGTTAGTACATTTAAATCGGTAGACCAGGTAGTTCAAAGGAAACTAAACGATCCCAGAGCCGCGTTAGATATTTCCGGCCTTGGGGTTACCCGAAAAGAATTATCTGGGCCAGACGAAAACGGTATAGCCATTATTGATATCTATGGTGTCACCGGCAAACGACTTGGTTCACTTGAAAAAGCATGCGGTGCTTGTGATTACAACGATTTAGAGAGTGAAATTGGGTTAGCCCTAAAATCTGGGGCAAAGGCTCTTCTATTTACTGTTGACTCAGGGGGTGGTTCAGCGATTGGTTGCGCAGAGGTAGCCAATTTAATTGCTGGGTTACCCATTCCTACAGCTGCCTTTGTCGACAACGTTTGTGCTTCTGCTGCCTATTACATGGCCAGTGGCGCAGACTACATCGTTTGCACAAATTCTGCGCTAATTGGGTCGATCGGCGTCATACTCCCCTGGGTAGATTCTTCTGAGCTTTTTTCCTTATCCGGCCTCAAGTTCGATCCTATTACTAATGAAGGTGCTGACCTTAAATCAGCGGGTCACGGCCCTTCTCTCACCGACGAGCAGCGCGCTCATCTTCAAGAATTAGTTAACGACCGCGCGAGAGAGTTTCAAGAATTCGTCGCAGCAAATCGACCTAAAAGCCTGGATCCAGAAGTATGGAGAGCCGGCGCTTACATCGGGTCACGCGCAGTGTCACTCGGGTTAGCCGATCACATAGGAATTCCTCAGGATGCTTACTCACAACTCGTACTAGCAATCCAGGAGAGGTCTACTGTCAAACGCAGCTCGGTTGACATCCCGACTCCACGTATGGAGAACGAATTAAACTCTTTACCGCAAGCTCAAGCTTTAGCTCAAGTTTTACCACAAACTCAATCTTTTGATGTCCAAGCTGCGCTTAGTCAGCTTAGTACTAACCTTAAGTCGTCTTTATTCGACCTTAAAACTTCTTTTGAAGCTCTAGAAAATAAAGTTAAGAGCTTAACCGCTGAAGTAGCTGAAGCTAAGGCCTACAGCGAGGCACTCAACAAACGGTATATCAACCTTGAAGCTGAACGCGGTGTTCCAGAACCCGTTAAGCAGGCTAACGAACAGTTAGATCCTAATGAACTAGCTCGGCAGAAGGTCAATGAAGCCATCGCTGCCCAAAAAGCTAAACATCTCGGGTAATCCATTCGGCCAACACTCGGTTGACAACAAACAACTAACAGAAAGCACTGTTATGCCTGATTTACTCGATAGAAATAGATATCCGACTTTAGCCGATGTTAATGTGTTTGACGAAGGTATTGGCCGTCCGCTCGTGGACGAGTCCATTCATCAACACAAAGAAATCGAACGCTTCCCAGCCTCCATCATTGATGGGACAAGTCTGACACTTACTGTCCTAGCTAAACTACCCGAGGTAGGATTTCGTAAAGCGAACGAAGGTGTGTTACGTCAAGTCGTTCAGTGGGAGTCTAAAGAATTCTCGACTGCATACCTTGAGTCACAAACTGCTGCTGACCCAGCTGTTGTTTATGCTTCTAAAGATCCCGCTCGTTACTTAGAGAATTTTTCTAAGCCTTTCATGAGCGCATTCCTAAGCAAGATTTGTAAACAGATCTGGTACGGAAAAGAATACAATGACCCGGACGGTTTCGTAGGACTTTTGCAACAATACAGTCCGGATGCACAACACGAACTCGATTTAGGTCAAGATAAAGAACTTTCTTCGGTTTGGTTCCTTCACCTTGCGCCCGAGAACCTTGAATTAGTTTTCGGTAATAACAGAGCGATACATATGCGCAACTGGCGACAGGAGACAATCTACTTAGAAGATCCCCTGACAAAACAGGTTAAACAATACGATGGTCTAACCAGCGCTATTCATGGCAGTATAGGTCTCCGTCTATCTAACAAACATGCAGCGTTCCGTATCAAGAATATAGGTCTGCAAACGATTACAGGCACCGGTTTGAATAAAACTTATTCCGGTGGGTTAAACGACGATCACTTCTACACTGTCCTTGAGAAGTTCCATGAGATTAACCGAGTACCGCCCAATGCTATTTTCGGTCATCCTCGCAGCTTTGAACAGCTTCGTAGAAGCCGAATCGCCGTGAACGGTGCCGGTGCTCCCGTTACCGAGGTTAATTCGTTCGAGGGTATCCCGATCTTTCGGACCATTAATATCCGCAAGGACGAAGAGAAACTTACAACCCGACCACTCGGAGGAAGTAAATAAATGCTTAATTATCACAGAAGTTTTAAGGACGCTCTCTTGAGCGTCCTATTGAAAATACCGGCTGAAGGCAAAAGTGCTGTCTCCTACCCGATTATTTTACACGTGGGTCGAAAAGCAGGGGGCCAACAAATCTTAGTCGAGTTCCCAATGCTGCTTAACCTGGCCGATGAAAAGAGTATACGGGTTTGGTTTCAACATTCCGATACCGGTGAGGAGTCTGTTGATAACCAAGGACTGAAACCCCCGGGAGGTATCAACCCGTCCGATCCACCACCCAGACCGCCTAAACGCGATCCGAAACAGGAAGATCCCAAGAAACCGAAGGAAGACCCGAAGCAACCTGAGGACTCTCCGAAGGAGGGCGAAGACCCCGAACCGGAACCAAATGGCGTAAGCCCGTGGGAGACTGTTCAAAACGCTGGTTTAGCTGTAAGAACCGGTGTTGAAACTCTTGCAACAGAACAGTATTTACCCTTGCCTGTTGACGTTAAGAAGTATCTCCGAGCAGTGATCAGCGTTGACAAAGACGCAGGAGATAACGAAGGAGGCATAGTTGCTGTCTCGTTAGTGTATTAAGATTTCCTCCGTTCCGTGCATAGTAAACCCCTGACTGGCCGGCAAAGCCTTTCAGGGGTTTTTATGTTGTCATTAAGCTCTTAGTTAATGAGCCGATTCGACGAAAAGATGAAGTTCGGTTTCTACAGGCTACGCGACGTAGCCGGTGAAACTAGGGAGTTCGCAATCGCAGACGGTAAGGGCGGTGTCCAAGAGTTCTCTGCGTTTGTCCTGTGGACGCAAGACTTCATGAAGGACAACTATATTGCTGATAGTATGGGTGCATACTTCGCAACTGTCCTATGCACTTTCGACGAGAACGATCTTCCTAGGGTCCCGACTGAAGGCGAATATTTGGAAAGCCCTAGACACGTCAAATACGAGATTGCTGATATTAAGAAGAATCGGACTGCGATTACGACAGGTGTCATAACCGGCAGCGGGATCATCACGCTCTCACTCTTAAAGAAAACTATCAAGGGGTACAGATAATTTATGCTTGTTGTCAGTGCAAAAGACCTAGAGAGAGCCTTCAAAGAACTAGAAAAGATCTCTGGGGCAGCGCCTAAAGCTATATCCGCAGCGATTAATAAAGGGGTAGATAAAGCTCATGATTCTATCGTGAGTCATGTTACCGCTATCTATAATTTGCATCCGGACTTAGTAAAAGAATACCTAAAGAAGTATAAAGCGAGTAAAGGAGATTTATTTGGAAGCGTAGTCTCTGAAGCTCCACATATGCCGTGGCGTGAATTCGGGTTAGGTCCTCTGATATGGTTCACAAATCGATTTGGTAACCCAGCAGTGACTAACCATCCTTATGAAGCTCATGTTCGTATACGAAAATCTAGATCGTTTCCGCACAGCATTTTCATCGCCAAGCACACCCGAAACGAATGGTTTAACGCTTGGATACGTGGAGACGAGAAAAGGCGGCTTCAGTCCGAACGCTATCCTATCAGGAATATGATGACGATCGGTGTCTCTGAAATGATGATGTCTAAAGCGACCCTCCCCGGTATAAAGAAGGATGTGTACGATACCACGACTCAAGAGTTGTCTAAACAAATCAATTCGTTCCTAAGCAAACCCAATTGACACGAATTGACATGAAGCATTGGACGTGAAGTCCATCGCGTTCATCGAAGAAGTACTCGTCAAAAAAATTGAGGAGTGGACTAAGGACGTAGTGTTGTTCACAGGGAAAAAGAATTTACAGGGAGAGAAGTTAACGGCTACACCCTATGTTCATCGAGGGTTTCTCCCTATTCGGATGACCGGTCTGATCGATGAGAGTCTACCTAAATCTTTCCCAGGCATAACTATTCAGACAGCCAGAGGACACCACGACTTTAAGGCTGGGCAAGCTGATGTCCGTATATTAATCTCTTGTTGGGATGATGCAGACGACCGTTCAGGTTACCAAGATGTCGTTAACTTGGTCCAGGTGTTGATTACTGAGCTCTACACTGAACGCATCATCGGAGATGATTTCCCAATGGCTGGACCGGTCAGTTGGGAACACCTACAAGGGACTGAACTAGCCCCTATGTTCTTCGGCTTGTTGACAGTCACACTGGATATAGCAACACCCTCACCACGTTTCGATGCCCTACTCACAGAGGAAATTGACGAATTATGAAAGAGTTGAAAGAACTTAAAGATATTAAAAGGGAAGAACCGAAAACTGTTGTTTATGTCGGTCCCAACGTTGGAGCTGTTCTTAGGAAATTCTCTGTATTCAAGAATGGTCTACCAAGCACGTTGACATCGTTACTAAAAGAGAAACCAACGTTGTCGGATCTGTTTGTTGATGTGGATCAACTGCCCCAGGTAACTAAGGATCTAGAAGACTCCGACTCGGCTATTTCGATCTTATATAGCTCTATCGATATTTGACAAAGGTTAATTAAACATGGCTAGTACAAATTTTCAAAGTGGCGCTACATGGTCTTCGGAGCCAACTCCGATTAAGACTACTATTGAAACCGATAGAGTTATTGTCGCAATCGGCACAGCGCCAGTCCACCGGCTCCCTGATGGCGCATCTCAGGTTAATAAGCTGATCCTTATCGATAGCCTGGCCACAGCAGCAAAAACAGTTGGCATTTCCAAGAGATACAATGATTTCACTTTGAGCCATGTAATCCAAAATGCGTTTGTCTCCTACGTCATTAAGCCATTGGTATTAATCAATGTTCTCGACCCGAATATTCATTACAAAACTGTAGCGCCCGCGCCTAGATCGGTCGTTTCCGGTCAGATCATCGTTACAGACGACGTAATTTATGACTCTGTTGTAGTTAAGAGTATCTCCGGAGATAAGACATTCACCCTCAGGACTGATTACCTGCTTTCTTACGATAAAGACGAAAACTTAGTAATCACTATTCTGAAGACTGGTGGAGCAGCTAAAGAAAAGTCTCTAAGCGTTGGTTACGATAAGATTAACCCCTCAGCTGTTACCGATGCAGATATAATCGGTGGGTACGATGTTAACACAGATACTTATACGGGTTTAGAACTGATTGATTTTATCCCTAGTGAACTAGAAATTCTGCCGGATTATATCCTTGTTCCTGGGCGAAGCTCCGCAACAGTATTGGCAGTTGCAAACGCTAAGGCACAACTGATTGAGGGACGGTTCCGTTGTTACAGTGTCGTAGATCTAGACACTAGTGTTGTTAAAACTTTGTCGGACACTCTGCCTGCTCTAAAGAACAATAATATTTTAGATCCTCGACAACTTGTTTGTTGGCCTAACGCCATCGTCGATGGACAGAAAGACTATTTGTCTACCCATTTAGTGTGTAGATCAAAGCAAATCGATGCCAGTAACAAGTGGTTTCCTTACGAATCGCCTTCTAACAAGCTGATAAATATTGAGGGACTTTGCCTTGCTGATGGTACACCGGTTAAGCTCAATAAAACCCAAACTGATTACCTAAGGAGTATCGGGGTTATTTCGGCTCGTAACGATCAAGGTTGGAGGTTACAAGGCAATAGGACTGCTGCTCAGACGGTTAGTAATGACATTAAAGATGTATTTATACCCGCTGGTCGAGTAATCGATTGGATTGGGAACACTGCTGCGATTATGGCTGGGTTACTAGCTGATAGGCCAGGTAACCGCAGACTCATTGAGAGTCATACAGCCTCTTTCCAACTCATCCTCAACTCCAAGTTGGCTTGTGGGTATCTACTCGGAGCAAGCATCGAGTTCCCGAGAGACAGGAATCCGAAAGAAAACCTACTGAATGGTATTTACACATTCTTGATCAGTGTGGGTCCTGTCCTTCCAGCAGAACGGATACATCACATCTTAGTTGTCGATGTGAATTACTTTAAAACTCTCACCAGGTAATAATTATGCTTCTACCAGCAAAAGTTATAGACGGGGCGGTCTACGACAGTGACCAAAACAACAAGTTCTTAGGAATCGCCAATGTAGATAACCCAAACCTAGAGAATGTAACTAGCGAATTAAAAGGGTTCGGTATGTCCGGAGAAACCGAAGTTTCTTTACCAATAGTAAAGAACATGACTTTCACCATCCATTTTCACACCATTTGTGAAGATTCATACAGTCTCTTCGAACCCGGCAAGAAACAGATTGAAGTTAGATCAGCTCTTCAGGTTGAAAACACCGAAAGAAAGAGTGGTTTCGAAGACCCAGTTCCCGTTAGATACATATACAGAACCAAGCCAAGAAATTTGAATTTGGGTAAGCTTGACCCTGGACAATCCCAGGATGTAGGTACAGAACTCGGACTTGATGTGTTCATTATGTATTTCAATGGAAAACGTGTGATCGAGATCGATATTTTAAACGGTAAATATCAAATCGGTGATAAAGATTATAGAGCCCCTATCAACGATGCTTTAGGAATTTCTTAATCTCCCCAAGGAGGGTTCACGCCCGAAGAGTCTTGCCATTCTCCTCTTCGGTACGAGAAAAAGCCGTGTGTCTTAGTTGACACGCGGCTTTTTGTTATGACTGAAATGAGTGAACCGAATAAACTGAGCGAACTGAATAAATACACTTTACTTAAGCCTTTCGAGCTTAACGGAAAACAAGTTACAGAGCTTGTCTTGGACATGAACGCCATTAGCACCGAGGAGTTTCTATCGGCTATCGATGAAGCCGAGAATATCCCTAAGGCCACCCCTTCTCGTAAAGAGGCCCTTTTCCCATTCGTGTTACTCGCAAAAATGAATGGAGTGATCTTTTATGATTTAGTTTCGCACCTAAGAGGTGGGGACGCAGTTGTTATCATTAGGAGTATCAAAAGTTTTTTGTGATCTATGGTCTAATAGACTATAGCCCTCATACTTG